GAGCGTAGAGGAGCAGACCAAAATCTTTGGGTATGGGAACCAGCTGACTATACAAGAGAGTATATAATTACTGCTGACGTAGCCCGAGGTGATGGTAAAGACTCTTCTGCTGCTCACGTAATTGATATCCAAACCAATACACAGGTAGCAGAATACAAAGGACAGCTTCCACCTAAAGAATTTGGTTATTTCTTAGTTGGTTTAGCTTCCGAATATAATAATGCAATGTTAGTAGTAGAAAATGCTTCAATTGGATGGGCAACTATTGATGCCATTATTGAAAGAAATTATCGCAATTTATACCACTCACCAAAATCAGACCAATTAACAGCAGAATCATATTTAAGAGTATTTGAAGGAAGTTCAGATATGACTCCTGGTTTTACAATGTCTTTGAGAACAAGACCTTTAGTTATTAACAAGTTTAGAGAATATGTTGGTGATCGTTCTGTAACAATTTATTCTAAACGATTATTAGAGGAAATGAAAGTATTCGTTTGGAAAAATGGACGACCAGAAGCTCAACAAGGGTATAATGATGACTTAGTAATGAGTTTTGGTATAGCAATGTTTTTAAGAGATACATCATTAAAATTTCAACAAATGTCTCATGATATGACTCGCGCTACACTTGGAAATATGGGTAAGAGTACGTATACTGGGGGATATAATAATAACCAAATAAAAAATCCATATTCTATTCAAACAGATCATGGACAAGAAGACATTAGTTGGCTTCTATAATATTTATAAGATATGGCAGATACTAGTTTATTCACCCGATTACAACGACTGTTTTCTACAGACGTAATTATACGAAATCAGGGTGGCAACGAATTAAAAGTAATGGACGTGGATTCAATCCAACGTTCAGGAGATATAGCTACTAATTCATTAATGGATAGGTATAATCGTTTATACTCTCCGGCATCAACCTCTTTATTAGGAGCTCAAATTAGTGTAAACTGGCAATACCTTAGAACCATGGTCTACTCAGACTATGATAACATGGATTATGATGCTATTGTTGCCTCTGCTCTTGATATCATTTCAGATGAATCTACATTAAAAAATGATATGGGAGAAGTTCTCCATATTAAATCAAGTGACGAAGATATTCAACAAATTCTTTACAACTTGTTTTATGATGTATTAAACATTGAATTCAACCTTTGGTCTTGGATTCGCCAAATGTGTAAATACGGAGACTTTTTCTTGAAATTAGAAATTGCTGAAAAATTTGGTGTTTATAATGTAATCCCATATACAGCTTTCCATATTGAAAGACAAGAAAACTACGACCACGAACACCCAAATGCTGTTCGTTTCAAATATTCTCCAGAAGGTATTTACGCTGGTGGTTCTGGTTACTATGGTGCTCCAAATATAGGAACATTTAATAACGAACCCGGTATTTACTTTGACAACTATGAAATGGCTCACTTTAGATTGTTAACTGACGTTAACTATTTACCTTATGGTCGTTCATATTTGGAACCAGCTCGTCGTATTTTTAAACAATATGTGTTGATGGAAGATGCTATGTTAATTCATAGAATCTCTCGTTCACCAGATCGTCGTATTTTTTATATTAACGTTGGTTCTATTCCTCCAAACGAAGTAGAAAACTTCATGCAGAAAACTATTTCTACTATGAAGCGTACTCCATTAATGGATAACCAAACTGGTGAATACAATTTAAAATACAACATGCAAAACTTGTTGGAAGACTTTTACATTCCAATTCGTGGTAATGATACATCAACTAAAATTGAAACCACTCCAGGTTTACAATATGATGGTATTCAAGACGTAACTTACCTAAGAGATAAATTGTTTGCCGCCCTTAAGGTGCCTAAAGCATTTATGGGTTATGAGAAAGACTTGACTGGTAAAGCAACATTAGCGGCTGAAGATATTCGTTTTGCTCGTACAATTAATCGTATCCAACGTATTGTGTTGTCTGAATTGTATAAAATCGCTTTAGTACATTTATATTCACAAGGATATACAGGTGAGCAATTAACTAATTTCGAATTAGATTTAACTACCCCATCAATCATTTATGACCAGGAAAAAATTGCCTTATTAACTCAAAAGGTAGATTTGGCTCAAAAGATTATGGAAACCAAATTATTACCTACAGATTGGGTTTATGAAAACATTTTCCACTTGTCTGAAGATCAATATGATGAATACAGAGATTTGTTAGCTGAAGACCAAAAACGTTCTTTCCGATACAAACAAATTGAAGAAGAAGGTAATGATCCTAGAGTAACAGGTCGTTCATATGGTACACCACACGACTTAGCATCACTTTATGGTAAAGGAAGAATGTATGATGAACCAGAAAACGTTCCTGTAGGATACGGTGATGATTTAAAAATGGGTCGTCCTGAAGAAAAATCTACTAATAGAAATACTCAAGATGATAATTTTGGTAAAGACAGATTAGGAGCTAAAGGCATGAAGGATAAAGATAACGAAAACGAACAGGGAAGTATTAATCCGGAGTTTAAAGGAGGTTCACCGTTAGCTTTAGAAGCAAAACAAGTTTATCTTAAAAATAGAACTTTAATTGAAGGTTTATTTAAAGATAAAAAAGACAGTGGAGATTCACTTTTAGATGAATCTAAATTGAAGAAATAAAAATCCTGATATATTTATAACAAAACCTCAAGAATGAATATTAAACATTCTAAGTATAAGAATACAGGATTATTGTTTGAACTTTTAGTTAGACAAATCACAGCAGATACCTTATCTGGTAAGGACTCAAAGGCTGTACATATTCTTAAAAAATACTTTGTACGCACAGAATTAGGAAGAGAATACAAATTGTATGAAACTCTTTCTAAATATAAAAATATTACCGAAGGCAAAGCCGAAATTATAATTAATACAATTGTTGAATCTTCTAAAGACCTTAATAGAGGTACTTTAAAAAGACAAAAATACAATTTAATTAATGAAATCCAAAAACATTATAATTTAGAGGAATTTTTTAAAACCAAATTACCTAGTTATAAAGTATTTGCTTCTTTATATACGCTATTAGAAATATACAACAGCGAAAACTTATCTAATCCTGACCAAATTATCGATAATAAAATGTCTCTATTAGAGCATTTAACTTCTAAAAACATTACTAAAGAAAAAGTAGAAGATGATTTGTTAGAAGAATTTAAATCATACGATAAAGACTTACGTATTCTTACTTACAAAGTAATGTTAGAAAAATTCAATGGTAAATATGAATCATTGAATGATAACCAAAAATTAGTTTTAAAAGAATTCATTAATTCAGTTGACTCAACTCCAAAGTTAAAGGAATTCTATAATAACAAAGTTGGAGAAATTAAAGAAGAATTAAATAAATTATCTAAAAAAGTTACTGACAAAGCTATTCAAATTAAATTGAATGAAGTAGCTAATATACTTTCTCCATTAAGTAAAACAGCCAAAGTTGGTAACGATAATTTAGTTAATTTATTACAATATTACGAATTGTTAGAAGAATTGACTACGTTACATGGCTAATTTTAAGTACAGACTAAAAGAAGTCGTAAAACCAAAGGATGTTGATCCTGAATTGCTTGACAGAATTGAAAAGCGATACGGAAAAATTAATCCTGAATACGATTTTTTTAGTGATGATTTAAGTAGCTATTATAAAACAATTTCTGTAGATCCTGATACTGGCTCTATTGACCACCAAACAATTAAATTAGCTAATTTTGGTGATTCATTAAAAGAATTATCTCAAGCAGTTAGGTCATTAGCTGATTTATCAAAAACAACAGATGGTAAATTAGATCCTAAACTAGCAGTAATTGCCCAAGATGTAAGAAACGTATTTAATAAATTCCGTACTCACATCAGAACCGAATACCCAGAACAATACGTTCAAATTAAGAATTTATTAGATGAAATATCTACAATAGGATCTTCATCAGGATTTACTTCAGGAGGTGAAGGTGAAAATCATACTGGTCCTTCTCCAAAAGGATCTAGTTATGGAGCTTATACACAAGTAGGATATAAAAAAGTAAATGAAGGTCCTGGTGCTACATTAGGTCCTGGTCCAAAAGCAGGTCCTGAAGGTGTTACTAAAAACAAATATGTAACTGATTTTAAATATAAGTTAGTTAATAAAAAAGCATTAAATAAAGCAGCTAAAGGTATTGAAGTAAAACAACTTTGGGAAGATACAGATATTGACTCTTATTTACAAGACGCTAGTATAAATAAACCTTCAAATAAAAAATTTATTGGAAGTAGAATTTTAGCTTTTGACAAAATAGAAAGACAATTAAACGAGTTAATACCTTTATTACAATCAGCAAAACATAA